CTACCAAATATGCTCATTGGAGGTTCTCAGAACTCAATGGATATAGGCTTTTGAACGATGTCATACACGATGCACTCGTCAAAAAGACAGGTGTATTGAAGATATGGTGGGAAGACAACACAGAGGCAGAGATACATACTTACACCAACGTCACAGAAGAAGAGATGACTGTTATCGTCAATGAACCTGACGTAGAAGTCTTAGAACATTCGACTGAAGTGGTCATGGAAATGGATGAGGAGGGACTCGAAATAGAACGTCCTGAATATTCTTTGAAAGTAAGTTATAAAAAAGAGAAGGGCGAATTGAAGATTGAAGCACTTCCTCCTGAAGAGTTTGTAGTAGACAGAAACGCAAAAAGTATTGAGGATGCCTATGTAGTTGCACACAGAACAGAGATGCGAGTGAGTGACCTCGTTGAAATGGGATACGATTTTGAGGAAATATCCAATCTCTCAGGACTCACTTCTGACGATTCCTTCACCGATGCAGAGGATTTTGAACGTAGAGGTTATCAACAGGACGAAGAGGACAATAGTGAAGACGTTTCGATGAAGAAGGTTCAAGTTACCGAAGCCTATATGAAAATCGACAAGGAAGGTACTGGTGTTGCATCAATGTACAGATTACTTCTCGCAGGTGGAGAAAACAAATTATTAGATTGTGAATTGTGGGGCGATGTGCCTTTCGCTGTTTTTGAAATCGACCCTGAACCTCACACATTCTTTGGTAGAAGTGTCGCAGACCTCATTATGAACGACCAAGATTCCTCTACAGCGATGTTGAGAGGACTAATGGACAACGTAGCACTCACAAACTCACCAAGACAGGGATATGTACAAGGACAGGTGAACGTAGACGATTTAATGAACAACGAGATTGGTGGACTTGTAAGACTAAAGTCTCCACAGGCACTCGTAGACATTGCAACTCCCTTCGTAGCAGGTCAGGTACTTGATGCAATTCAATACATGGATATGACTGTAGAATCGAAGACAGGAGTCTCCAAAGCGTCAATGGGATTAGACCCTGATGCATTACAGAACACTTCAGCGACAGCGGCACGTTTACAAGCACAACAAGGTTCTGCACAAATAGAAGTTATGGCAAGAAATCTTGCAGAAGGAGGTATGAAACGTCTATTCAAACTGATGTTGAATCTCTTAGTCGAGAATAGTTGCGAAGATACGATGATGAGACTACATGGAGAGTTCGTACCTATTGACCCACGTTCTTGGAACTCAGAGATGGACGTTACTGTCAATGTGGGAATAGGAACAGGTAGAGAAGAACAACGTCAAGTTGCATTACAACAGGCATTACAGATGCAGATGCAGATATGGGCAAATTATGGGTCTTCTAATGGTCTAGTGACGATGACAGGAATCAGAAACACTCTAGGGGATATGTTGGCTTTGAATGGTGTCAAAAATGTCGATAGATACTTCAATCCAATGACTCCTGAACAAGAACAACAACTTATGCAACAACAACAACAGATGGCTCAACAGAATCCACAACTGTCAGATGGTGAAGCACTCGTACAGGCAGAACAATACAAGGCAGATAAAGCCGCAGAAATGAATATGCTTAAACTTCAGATAGATGCTCAAAAGGCAATAGCAGTCGATGACAGGGAACGTGATGCACTCGACCAAGAACTCATCATCAAAGCCGCTGAGATACTCGGTAAGTATGGTACATCTGTTGATACAGCAACGATAAAAGCAGAACAACAAGAGGCAAGATACCCTCAAGAATCACCTGCTGAAGCAGTCACAGGAGGTAGGTTCTGATGAAGAGTGGGTTGAACATATTAGAAAAATCTGCCAAAATAAGGACATTACAGGCAGACGATACATACAAGTCTGTCATAGAAGAAATTACAAATCAGCAAGTCGCTGTGTTTGTAAATGTTGATTCCACAGAGGAACAACGAAGGGAAGCACATGATGTTATTCGTGCTTTAAGGTTGATTGAGGATTACTTCGACTCTGTTTATACAGATGAAGCAATGTACAATCGTAAATTAAAGAAATAGGAGACAGCACCGTGAGTAAAGAAACGACTGAACCTACCATCAGCACCATAGAGGATGCTGTAGAGAGCATCATTGCTCCAAATGAAGAACCAACTGAAGAAGTTACATCTCAGGCAACAGGAGAAGTTACCGATGAAACAGCACAAGAAGTAGAGGCTTCTGCTGAGTTAGAAACTGAAGAAGTTGAAGAAGAAGAGGAAGTTGAGGCTTCCGATTCGGATGACGAAGACCTTATAGAAGAGCCAAGTCAAGTAGAACCAAGTTTGATAGATGTCAAGGTAAACGGACATATACAACAGGTAACCTTAGATGACTTAAAGCAAGACTTTAGTGGACAGAAGTACATCCAACAAGGTATGCAAGACGTTGCCAATAAGAGAAAAGAGGCAGAAGACGTGTATGTATCCTTGAGTAGTGAACGACAACAATTAGCAGAAATGTACAAACAACTCCAAAATGGAGGAATTGCACAACCACCTTCCAAACCCACCAAGGAACTCTTTGATGCTGACCCAATAGGGTACATGCAAGAGAACCTTGCATACGAGGAGAAGAAGGCGGAGTACGATACCCAAATGGCACAATTACAAAATGTTTCACAACAAAGTAGTGAAGCACAGGAACATGCCAGACAGGCGTTCTTACAAGAACAGATGCAAATACTCCAAAAGGACATCCCTGAGTTTGCTGACCCAAATAAATATCAGCAACTCAAGGATAAGTTGCTTAATACAGGAATGAAATACTATGGGTACACGACAGAAGAGATAGGTAATATCACAGATGCTCGTGCCATCAAAGTATTAAATGATGCTATGAAATATCAAGGTATTGTTGCAGGTAAATCAAAAGCCGAAGTGAAAACTAAGGGTAAGAAACCTGTCGTGAAGCCGGGCGCTAAGAAAACGCCTACTCCAAATGCTAAGATACGTTCTCGCCAAAAGGCAAAACTAAGGGAAACTGGTAGTATGGAAGACGCTATCAGTTTAATTACTAATGTATAAATAATGGAGAGATATTATGGCACAGCCAGATAATACTTTCGACAGTTATGATGCAGTTGGTATTCGTGAGGACTTAGAGAACGTAATTTATGACGTATCTCCCGAAGAAACACCATTCTACACAACCTGTAAGAAAGTAACTGCAAGTAATACCTATCATGAGTGGCAAACGGATGCACTTCGTGCTTCAGGTGCTAATGCTCATATAGAGGGTGACGCAACAACAGCAGAAGCAAGAGTTGCTACTACTCGTCTAGGTAATTACACACAAATCTTTAAGAACGCTGTAGTTATTCCAGATACCGACAAAGGCTTAGACAAAGCCGGTCGTGCATCTGAGATGGCATATCAGGTTTTGAAGATTGCAAAAGAGCAAAAACTCGACATCGAGAAGGCACTCTTTGCTAATAATGCAAGGGTAGCAGGTGATGCAACAACTGCTCGTGAATTAGCAGGAACAGAAACATGGTTCACTTCTACTATTCAAAACAAGGGTTCAGGTGGTGCACATGCCGCAGGAACTGGAGCAGATGCTCGTACAGATGGTACTCAAACTGCCTTCGACCAAGATAAGTTCGATGCAATTATGCAGAACTGTTGGGAGAAGGGAGGTAAACCAGATAGTGTTTACTTGAGTGCTTATTTGATGAATCTTGCTTTAGCATTCACAGGTAATAATAACCAACGTTCATCTGTTCAGGCAGGTGATAAGAAGGTTATAAAATCTTTGGATGTCTATGTAACCCCTTGGGGTACTATCGAGTTCATTCCTTCTCGTGAAAATCGAGGTAGGACTGTACACGTTATGCAAGATGACATGTGGGCAGTCGCTGTTCTTAGAGGTACTAAGAATGTCGAACTAGCCAAAACTGGTGATAATTCAACTCGTCAAGTTGTGACTGAGTTAACTCTCGTTGCAAAGAACGAGAAGTCATCAGGTTTAGGTGTTGACTTTTCTACCTCATAATTAGGTAGAATAATAGAGTGGGAGGTCTGAGTTAAGCCTCCCACGCTACTAAGGAAAATATGAAAATTAAAGAACAAGTACATCACGACATAAAAAATGACAAGATAATCGTGCAGAGTACATACGATAGCAACCCTACACTTGAAAGAGCAGAACAACTCAGAAAGGCAAAGGTTGGTATAACTGGTCATAATAAACTGGTTGGAACGATACCCATTCACATCGTCAAGATGTGGTGTGATGAAGCAGGTATTAAATGGAGTGATACTCAAGCCAAGAAAGAAATCATCAGGAAGAAGATGCTTAGTGGCGAATTTGATAAACTCCGAGTGTGGAAAGGAACTTTTTAAAGGAGAGTAAGAATGGCAGATACCACGACCACCACGTTTAGTCTAGTAAAACCTGAAGTGGGTGCATCTGAATCGAGTTGGGG